TAAACTATGGTAGAGGTGTAGGTTATGATGTAATCAATCATCACCCACCTGCTGATGTTGAATTAATTAGTGGAACTAAAATTAGAAAAGGGTATATGGATACCGATGGAGATGTTATAGAATATGCCGTTGATTAAAAGACATATAGCAAAAAGTATTAGTTATAGATTCATTGGAACTATAACTACAATAATTCTTACAATTACCGCAGGACTACCTTTAAAATGGGCAGGAATGGTTGGATTGGGCGAATTGATAATAAAACCAATAATTTACTTTCTGCATGAAAGATTTTGGTATAAATGGATAAAATACGGACTTAAAAAATAAAATATGAAATTAATTGTTGACAAAAACAAAAGTGGGTTACAAACTAAAGAATTTGTAGAGTATTTAAAAACTCCTTGTCCCAAAACAGAAATAACTCAAGATGAAGCAAATGAATTAAAAAATACTTTATCTGAAGCATTGGTGAAACATCCTGGTTTAGGGATTTCAGCAACTCAGTTAGGTATTAAAAAGAGAGCATGTTATATTCAATTTGGAGATGAAGAATTATTTTTAGTAAATCCTATAATTACTGAAAGATCAAATGAAGGTTTTTTATTTTTTGAAGGATGTTTATCAATTCCAACAACCTTAACAAAACCAGTTAGAACAATCCGTGCAACTAAAGTTGTCGTACAAACTGATAACTTAGGTGAATTGACGTTTGAAATCAATCCAGATGGTGATAGAGCAAATGAACAAGTTTCTAAAGAAACAATGATGACAGTTATTGTTCAGCACGAAATTGACCACTTGGATGGTATTACTATTAAAGATAGGGTGTATTCTACAACTGTTGTTAAAAAAGTAAACTATGGTAGAAATGATAAGATTATTATGAAATCACCAAATGGAGAAATGGTAGAAGTTAAATACAAACACGCAAATAAATTTTATTTAAAAGGATACGAAATTGTATAAAATTATGATATACACATTATTAACATTATTAATAATTACATTAGGATATGTAATTTGGAATCTTCTAAAAAAATTAGAAGCATACGAAGAAACACTTGAACAAACGGAAGTGTTTATACAAAACGAAATTAAAAGAAACGAAGCATTACTGGAGGCATTACGACAAATTGATAGTCGTGAAATGTTTGAGAAGGATGATGAAGTAGGTTCTATATTTTATCAAATAAAAGAAACTATTGAAAGATTCAAAACTCAACAAAAAAATGCCTAGAAAGAGAAGCCCAAATAGACAGTATTTTACAAAAGATACAGAAGATGCTATCATAGAATATAATTTGACAACTGATAAACATCTCAAGGATAAATTATATAGAGAAAGAATTGCATCCGCATTTTCTAAATTAGCAGAGATAGTTTATAACAAATGGAAATTTACTTATTTTGATGATGACCCTCAGGATGTAATGGCAGAGGTTGTTGCATTTATGGTAGAAAAAATCCATATGTACAAAAATGGTAAAGGTAAGGCCTTTTCATATTTCACTATTGTTGCGAGAAATTATCTTATCCTAAATAATAACGCAAATTACAAAAGATATAAAGATACAGATATAATGTCTGGATTACCAGAATCATTTGACACTGAAAATAATTTTAGAGAAGAAGAAAAAAATGATGAGTATCGTACATTCAATAATAGAATGTTAGCATATTGGGATGCACATTTAGAAAACTATTTTCAAAAGAAAAGAGATATACAAATTGCCGATGCTGTATTAGAACTATTCCGTAGAGCAGAATATATTGAATCATTTAATAAAAAATCATTATATCTTCTAATTAGAGAAATGACCGGTCATCCAACTCATTATATTACAAAAGTTGTTAATAAAATGAGAGATAAACAAATGGAATTATACAATCAGTTTATGGATAATGGGGATATAAAGATTTAACTTTATAATATAAGAATATTTATTTATAAAGAATATTGAATTATGAGTGCAGAATTTCAGTTATTTGATGGTAAAAATCTATCATCATTATTTAAAGATATATACGATAATCAACAAAATAAGAAAAAAAACATTTCTGAATTAATTGAATCGTTAAGAAAACTTATCCGTAATGTTGGAGAGGCTACTGTTATTGCTCCAATCATCAAAGACCTTATTGAGGTATCAGTTAAAAATGATGACCACTTAATTAAACTTGCAACAATCGCTCAAAGATTAGCGGCTGCTGAAGCTAAAGGTATTGGTGAAGATGGTTGGTTGAGTGAAACAGAGAAAGCACAACTACTTGCAGATATGGAAGATACAATCAACAAAGTAGAAGCAGAATCTAAAGAAAAGTTGACAGATTTGGAAATAGAAATTGAAGAAATAAAAACTAAAATATAATGTTTGATGTAACCAATTATAACGAATCAAGTAATAAAAAGTCATCAACCTTTAGTGCGTTCTTATCAACTGTCGTAAAAGTATATGTAACCGAAGAAGATTTTTTAGAATACCAAAAAGGTAAAGAAGGAAATGTTGCCGATAGTTTAGTTTTATATAACGAAAACGATAAACTATCAAATACAGATACCAGATACTATGGTGCAATTGATTTCAAACAAGATGATACATTCTCTGTTGACAAATTATACCACGCATATCCTTTTGATAAAAATAATTTTACGTTACCTTTAGTTGGAGAAACTGTAATTGTTATTCAAATAGAAAATGATTTCTTTTATCTTCCGTATAGTAACACATTATATCCAAATTATAGACAGGATTATAAAACTACTGAAAAGTTTTCTGATTACAAAATACAAAAGCAAGATACCTCTGATAAGAACGAAAAATATAAAACAACCCAACAAACGGGTACATCAACTACTCAAAACTCTAATGCAGTTGAAACCGCTCCACCTTACAATGTTAATGAAAAAATTAAGTTTTTAAAACCAAGGCAAGGTGATACTATATTAAGTGGTAGAGTTGGAAATACTATTAGATTTTCTGAATTTTTTCTAACAGAAGATGATAAAACTTCTACACCTGGAATTTATTTAAGAAACAAACAAAATCCCGAATTAGATTCAAAAGTAATAGGAACTTTAGTAGATGAAGATATTAATAAAGATGGTACATCTATATACATTACATCCGGTAAAGTTGATACTAAGTTTAAACCAACGATAACAAAACAAAAAATAGCATTTAAAGATTTTCCATCGGCTGATAAATTAAAAGGAGATCAATTAACTGTAAATTCCGATAGAATTATTTTATCTGCCAAAGCTAAAGAATTTATTATCTTTGGTAAAGGAAATACCGGTGTAATTACTGATGGTAAATTTAGTGTAGATTCTTTTGGTGATTCACATATCCATAGTGATAATAATATTATACTACAAACCAAACGAAACATAGTTTTATCTTCAGATAATACAGGTGCTATATGGTTGGGTGGTGTAAAGAAAACATCTGGTAAAGCAGGCGAAGATTATCAAAGAATGGTATTGGCAGGAGAATTAATTAAAATACTAGAAGAAATTTTAGATGCAATTACAAAGCAAGTGTACGCTACACCAGTTGGACCGACCGCAGTAGGACCTGTTAATCAGGCGGTATTCAAAGCTATAAAGGGTAAATTAAAAATCATAGAATCTGCAAGAAACTATTTAAGTAAATCATAATATGTGGGCTATATTCAAATTAAACATATTATTAAAAATGGTTTCTGGGCAGTATGGTAAGGATTTAGATTCTTTTGCATTAATGTATGCTCAAGAATACGACAAATGCATTAAGAGAGGTGGTGATATGATTTACGGAGTTCCTGTAATGAATGGTAATGTTACTGGTATGGCATCGGTAATTAGGGATGCCCTAAAAAAAGGACAAGATAGTGGAGGAGAGAATTTTAATATTTTAGCAGAAATATACCCATCCGCATTTGATACATATTGGTTAGGTGCCGAAATGGCTCCAATACCAAACCCATTATTAAAACCAGGAGGATGGTCATCCACACCACCTGCACCTGGAACAATTATGAACATTGGTCCAAACCCAATACAACTTACAATTTCAGCGGCAATACATAAAGCATTAGTTGAAACTTTAAAAGGATTGATTGATGATTTAAAAAAAACAACGGTGAACATTCCTCCAATTGGAGATGTTAATGTTTATGAAACTATTGTAAAAATTATCAATAAAGAGCCAGTAGCCGATGAAATTAAAAATCATCCAGTAATAAAACAAGCTAAGGAAGTATATCAACAATATGAAGAAGCTAAAAAGAAAAAACCAAGTATTGGTGCACAAATAAAAAAGGCATTAAAATTTCCTTTTCCTGAATTACCTAAAAGGCAAGAAATAATTGATAAAATACAGGATGAATTAATTGAAAAAGCAGTAGAAGAAATAAAAAAACAAATCATAGCTGCAGTAGAAGAAATTATATTGCAACCAATAATTCAGCAAGTTGAAGCTGCAATTGCTTTAGCAAATAGTATTCCAAAACCCCTACCAACTAAAAAAGAAATAAAACAATTTATAAAAGATACCATTGATGGAGTGATTCCAAAAATAGATTTATCTCAATACATAACAATACCAAAACTTCCAACTAAGGAAGAATTTAAAAAAATGATTGAAGATTCTATTCCTACAATTGAAGAATTAAAAGCGATGGCATTTGATGCAATAAAAGGATTAATTCCAGACATACCATATTTTCATTTTGTTCTTCCAAATATTGTTTGGAGTACAAAAACAAATATAATGATTGATCCATTTATAAATGTTGCTAAGTTTCATTTGTTAGGAGTTAGTGGAACGATGTCGGTGATGGCACAATATCCACCACCTGCACCACCTGCACCTGCGATTATTCAATGGTCTGGATATCAAGTAATGGATGGTCCTTTTGTTCCTGATTTCCCATCAACAATTGAACTTCCGGAAATTCCAGAAATTCCTAAATTACCAGAAATACCTGCTTTACCTGAACTTCCTTCATTTCCTACGGCAGAAATAACTATGCCATCACTTCCAACTATCGGAAATATAAAATTACCGGCGATTGGATAATTATTAAATCAAATATTTATTACTAAAACATATACAAACAATTATTATGAAATCAGAAATTTTACTAACTTTAATCAAAGAAGTTGTTAAAAATGAAGTTAAACAACAAGTTAAAGAAGAACTTGTTAAACTTATTAAATCTGGTGCAGTTACATTGAACTCACAAAAGAAAACAACACCATCATTAGCAGAATTAACGGAAGTGGATACTACGATGGTTAGAAAACAACCGGCGATTACACAACAACAAAGACCGCAACCACAGAGACCACAAAAAGAATTTACAAAAAATCCAATGATTAATGAAATTCTAAATCAAACTCAACCTTTCTCCGCGGAGCAAAGAAAAGAAGGTGCGGTTGCTGTGAGTAGCGTATTAGATATGTTACAGCCACAACAAACTATGGAAGAAGATTGGGAAACTATGGATTATAGAGGAATGGATATCCCACAAAATATTCCACAACAATTTGAATCAACAGGAGATGGTTTACAAGATGCAACGGTAAAAGCATTGACAAGAGATTATAGTGAATTAGTTAAAAGATTTAAATAATGGCAATAGAACTTGGTAAAGTTAATGTAACGGATTTAAAAGAAAACGATTATAAAATACTTGGAATTGGAATTAATAAATCTTCTGATTCTGCGGGTATTTTTTCTGTCAATTACACAACACTAACCCAAGCTAAAGAAAATTTAAAAAATTTAATTTTAACTAGAAAAGGTGAAAGATTGATGCAGCCAGAGTTTGGTTGTGATATTTATAATTTGTTATTTGAACAAGTATATTCAACGGATGAATTTGAAAATAGAATTGAATCAACTATTGAAGATGCTGTAAAACAATGGTTACCATACATAAACATAGATAGAATAAACTATATTTGGGATAACAATAATATTGATAACCATACTATAAATTTAGAAATAAAATTTTCATTATTATCAAACCCAAATTTATCAGAATCAACAACAATAACTGTTAATACACAATAGACACAATGGCAATCAAGAACTTAAATAAAACTATAAATTATGTTGGTAAAGATTTTGGCCAATTAAAGCAAAATTTAATTGATTTTACTAAAACATATTTTCCAAATAGTTATTCGGATTTCAATGAATCATCACCTGGTATGGTATTTGTTGAACAGGCTGCAGCAATAGGAGATATGTTATCTTTCTATCAAGATGTTCAATTAAAAGAATCAATGATAGCACATGCAACTGAAAGAAAAAATGTAGTTGCATTAGCTCAAACAATGGGATATAAACCAAAGGTTACAACACCTGCGGTTACAACAATTACTGTATATCAATTAGTGCCTGCTGTTGGTTCAGGTTCTTCAAATAAACCAGATGAAAGATATTATTTAAAAATTAAAGATGGTTTAGAAATACAATCAACAACCAATTCATCTATTGTTTTTAGAACAACTGATTCTGTTGATTTTGAAAACCCAACCGATAGAGAAATTGATGTTTATGAAAGAGATATGACAGGTGAACCAACATTTTATTTGATTAGTAAAAAAATAAAAGCAATTTCGGCTATTGAAAAGGAAACAACAATATTATTTAATTCATCAACTGATTATCCTTCTACAACTATAAATGATGATAAAATAATTCAAATAGTTTCAGTAACATCAGATGGTGGTTCAACAAAATGGTATGAGGTTCCTTATTTGGCACAAGAAAGTATTTTTATTGAAAAAGCAAATACAGAATCAAATTCAGAATTATCTCAATTTTCTGGCTCAGTTCCTTATGTTTTAGAAGTACAAAAAGTACCGAATAGATTTTCAGTAAAAGTAAATTCAGATAATACGATGGATTTACAATTTGGAAGTGGTAATAATTCCGCAGGATATGAAGATGAAAAACTATTACCAAACACTAAAAATGTAGGATTAGGGTTAGCAAATTCAATCAATAGATTAAATCAAGGTATTGACCCATCTAATTTCTTAAAGACAAATACATTTGGAATTGCACCTAGCGGTGAAACATTGACTGTAAAATATTTAGTAGGTGGTGGTGTTGAATCAAATGTTAATCAGGGCGATTTAACAACAATAAGAAGAATTGAATTTGATGAAGATTTATTAGCAGTTGATAATCAGACGGTATATAATACAATAAAACAATCAGTTGCTGTTGAAAACTTAGAATCTGCAACTGGTGGTAGAGGAGCAGAATCAGTAGAAGAAATTAGACAAAATGCAATTGCAATGTTTGGTTCTCAAAACAGAGCAGTAACTAGACAAGATTATATCGTAAGAGCGTTATCAATGCCTGAAAGATATGGTAGTGTTGCAAAAGTATATGTAAGTCCAGATGGTGAAATAGACAATAACTCTCCTGCATCTATACTTTCTTCTCCAAAAAATATAGCAGAATTTGTAGGTGTTGTTGAAGGATTACAAGGTAAATCAAAAGTTGAAATACAAAAGGAATTAGTTAAATATCTTTCACAAAAGAAATCAAATATAGCAGAAACAAATAATCCATTTGCAATTAATATGTATGTGTTGGGTTATGACAGTAATAAAAAATTAACTAATCTAAATCAGGCAGTTAAACAAAATCTTAAAACATATTTAGGTGAATATAGATTGATGACCGATGCGGTTAATATTATTGATGGTTTTGTTGTAAATATTGGTGTTGATTTTGAAATTGTTGCATATCAAAACTACAATAAAAGAGAAGTTCTTGCTAATTGTTTAACAAAGATTCAAGAATATTTTAATATAGATAAATGGTCTTTCAACAAAACAATAAACATTTCCGAAATAGAATTAATACTTGCAAATGTAGATGGTGTAATGAGTGTACCTTCTGTTAAAATTTCAAACTTATGTGGAGGAGATGGTAATTATTCACCAAACAAATATAATATAGACGAAGCGACTAAGGGAAAGATTGTATATCCTTCATTAGATCCGTGTGTATTTGAAGTAAAATATCCAAATAAAGACATAAAAGGGAGGGCTATATAATGCATAAATTTTATACATCATCATACGATGCAAGTATCTACTTACAGCAACCAAATCAAAATGCTGGAAGAGATGAAATATTAGAAGTAGGTAAACTATATTATGGTGCTACTAAAGATGTAAATAGAACATTAATTAAATTTAATGTTTCTAATTTGGAAACAGGAAGTGGTTGGAAAGCATATCTTAATTTAAAGGCGGCTAAATCCGAAGAAATTCCGTTAGAATATACAATTTATGCAAACGCAGTTTCTCAAAGTTGGACAATGGGAACAGGTACTAAATTTGATAACATAACAACAGATGGTGTTAGTTGGTTTTATAAAGATGGTATAAACGAATGGATGGTATATGATATCATTC